GAGGTTGATAAGTTAAATAAACTAATGAGTGGTAAAGGAACTAAAGATATGGTTTTAGATCTTTCTAAAAATCCAGATCCTATTATTGCAATAATTAGAGTTTTTAGTAGAGCACATGATTTATATTATACCGATTACATTCCTTCTGGTAGAAGTGGTGGTAAAGTTTCTAACAAAACAATGAGAGAATATACACCATTGGGTAAAAGTGGTGGTGGTACTCCTGATACACCTACAGGACCATTTGCGGTTAAGTCAATTTTGAGTAAATGGACTGATGGTGTTATGCAGATTTTAGAAGACCAAAAATATAGAAAAATCCTAGCTAACATCAAATTTGTTGTGGCTGGAGCTGAAGATACTTTTAATAAAGAATCTGTAGTTTTAAAGTTATCAGATTTTAAATTAATTTTAGAAGCTGAGAAAGATGCCGATGCAACTGGTGAGGGTAAAAAGTCACAAGGACAAATTTTATTTGATTTTATCAATTCTATGTTAGATAAAGAAACAATTGCTGATTTTGATACACAAAAGAGAAAATTACTAAGAAAGTATTTTGGTGAGTCAGTTCCTGAAGAGAAAATTGAATCTACCGGATCCACTAGAACAGTAGATAGACCAATAAGTAAAAATGATAAAGAAGCAAAAACTCTTATTTGGAAGAAATGTGAAGATACTAAATTTAAAACAGGATCATTTTATGCTATTCCGATTAAAAAGCAACTAAATCATGAATTTATATTCATACAAACAATTAGAATGGAGAGTGGTAGAATGTTAGTTAAATTTACTTTTAACAGACCTTTAATTGTAAACGCATATAAAGATGATAAATATCCTGGTTATACTATTCCACTAGATTGGACAATTGATGAAGGTGATAAAAAAGCTATTTATTACGCTCTTATGCCTGATAAACTACCTGCTAGTGGTGGTAAACTAAAAATGGTTTATGCTAATGTTAATAAAGACGGTTCAGCAACTTGGGGTGGTGATGTATACTTCAGTGAGTTTGATGTTGAGTGGGGTAATAAAAGAACAATAAATAATGTATTTACTGCTAAACTATTGCAAATAGATGAAAATAAGGTTGAGAAGAAAATAGAAAATGTGGATTTTGAAAAGAGGGTACTAAGTGAAAAGAATAAACACGATGATTCCTTACTCTTAAAATCAGAAGTTGATCGTACTAAAATACTAAAAGAAGAATTAAAAAAAGAAGCTGATTCTAAATTATAATTAATATTTTACAACTTTATAAAAAACCAAGAAAATTCTTGGTTTTTTTATTTTAAATAAATTTTTATTTTTCAATGTTGATTTTTTTGATAATTTTCAAGGTCAAGTTTTTATTCGTTTAAAAATTCAATATATACTATAATAACAAATTGAAATAATATGAGATACTCCGAACTAAAATTCAACGGAAAGGTTTACACAAACAGTTCTCAAATAAATGAAATCCTAGAAAAAGAAAAATTCTTTTGGTTAATTGACTCTGAAATTGAGAACGCTAACATTGAAATAAATCAAATAATTACTAATTTTGTCACGGGTAAGTCTTTCACGACCAACACATTAATATGGCATGATGGTGATTACCTAAGTGGTGATTGGTATTATGGTATTTTTAAAAATGGTAATTTTTACGGCATATGGGAAAATGGAATATTTGAAAACGGTAATTTTAAGGGTAAATGGCTAGACGGCATTAAATTATAATCTTTAATGATATAAAAAAATAAAGTAATGTATGAAAAAGAAAAAAATTGTTCTAGAGTCAAAAAGATCAAATGATGATTATGTAAATGAAATTGTCAGAATCAATAAATCTACTAATAATGAGTATTTTTTTGAAATTGGTACAGAAGTTACAGAAGATATTGCAGAAGCAATATCAATCTTAATGAGAAAAGTTGATTGGAATGACTCAATCTGGGAAAAGGATCTGAAAAATATAAATTTGGATTTAATAACACCTGAGAAATGTTTATTTTGGTTAACAGGTGGGTGTACCGAATGGAGAACATTAGAACATTATAACAAACCTTGGTGTGATTGCTATTTAGAGTTTCAGGAAGAATTTGGAATGTTAATAGTTAATATAATTAGAAAGGCGAAAAAATTTAAAGATATAAGAGATAATTTTAACAAATACTTGAATCTACCAATACTGTATAACTTTGCAGTAAGTAGAGATATGATAAGAAAATAAATTAAAAACCCATCACAAAATGATGGGTTTTCTTTTTAATATATACATTAATGAGAGCTTACTTTTTCGATATAGATAGTATTTTAACAGTTTATAATAAAGTTTGGATTGTAGATAAGTCTAATCCTAATATACCTTTATTAAGAATTAATCAATCTGATTTTAATTTAATTAAATCTGGTGTTTATAAGAATCAAGGTAATAAAATAAACTTTGCAGGTAACTTCTATTGGGTACCAACCGACTTAATGAATAATATCAAGATTAAATGTAAAAATAATAAATCTGATATTTCTAAATTGGCTTTTTCAATGCAAGAATTTATGAATAAAGAATTAATTGAAAATATTAATTATGATATTAATATTGAAAATATAATGCATGTTAAGAACTCAGATGATCATATTTATTTAATTTGTTCTAAGAATACTAAAAGAAACTATGAATCTATAATAAAGAAGATAGAGGATAAATTAAAAGATAATGGTTTAGTTATTAAAAACTATTACTTCATCTCTGAGACATTTTATAACAGAAATGAGGATAATATATCACATAAGAAAGTTAGACTCTTATTACAACACCTAATAGGATTAAAGACAGATGGTGATAAGTTTACATCAGAAGAAATAGAAGAGTATGATGAAGTTTGTTTCTATGATGATGAAATAGGTTCTATAAATTTAGCAAAGAAATCAAATGATGTTTTACAAATATTATTATCAAACACTGAATCTGATATAAAGACTAGAATAAAAGAAAAGATTAAGTCTAAAGAACATATTTTATATGTTAATCTAGTCACTCACAATAAGGTCAATAAATTTATTATGAGTAAAGTAGTAATAGGTTGGAGTAATCTTATAAAAGCATTTGAAAGTTTCAATTGGAAGTTATAATGTTTTTTACAAAAAAATTATTAATATATATAATATGATACACTTAAAATCATATTTGCTATTTTTGGAAGAAATTGAGATTGCAGCAAATGATGCTCCAAATCTAAAAATTGCTAAAACAAGTTTAAATTCCGAAAATGATGAAGTAGAAGAATTTAAATCTAAGTTAAAGCCTGGTTTAGATGCGATTTATAAAAGTACTAAAGATCCTGTAGAGAGAGATAAGAAGGTTGATCAGTTATTAAATAAGTATGATAATGATTATGCTAATGATTATAAAATGATTTTGAATGATATAGAAAGTGTAGAGACAAAACAAAATTCAATATTAGGTGATGTGGCTGATATAAATGCTAATAAGAGTTTATTAGCATCATCATCAAATACTGAAGATAATAAAGATATAAAGGCTAGAATAAATCAGCAAATTGCTGATAGAAATATGAAAAAGTCTAAAACTCAATCTGAAATTAATAAATTAAAAACAGATATTGATAAAAGACATTCAGATTTTGAACAAAAAATGACAAAAAATATTAAAGATGTTGAAAATGATATAAAAACTTTATCTAAAGATCAAAAATAGAAAAAATATGATTTTCGATATTTTATATATACTAAACAAAACAAAAATAAAAGAATAAATATGGCAATTCAAATTGGAAAATACAAAAGACCGGGTATCTTTATTGAGGAGTTCGACAATTCTATCATAAGTTCACCTACTGTAGAAGGAATAACTAACATGATTATAGGAGTATCTAAGAAAGGTCCTGTTAACACACCTATATTACTGAAGAATGTTAATGATTTAGAATCAATCTTTGGTCAATTAGATAGAAACTTAGAGAGAAAGGGATCTTTCTTTCATAGAACTGTTGCTAAGATGTTGGAATCGACATCAGTTTTTGCGGTTAATCTATTATTGACAGATGATACATTAGATCAAATAGAATATAAATCTTTATCAGCTGCTTCTAACTACATGAATGATATAGAGAGATTAGGAGCTTATAGAAGATTTTTTGATACTACGGGTTTCTGGAAAAGAGACACTGAGTCATTTATTAACTTAACTAAGAGTAATCTTGGTTATAGTGATAGAGTAATGAGTATTACTAACTTATCTGATAGATATACTACAGTTTTTATTGTTAAATCTAGTCTTAGTGGATTTGATAGAACTTTACTTGAGTGGTATGGTTCTCAAGAGAAATTACCACTTTATGTTAATTCTACAGATTACGCATCTGATTATTTAGTTGATGTTATTATTGTTGGTGGTGATTGGTCAAATTACCAAGATTTAGCTATTGATAGTAGATGGGGTGCTTACTTTAACTCAGAAGGTTTAAGAAAAGAACAACTTAGTAATTTTGCCAATGACAGAAATGTTACTCTTTTATCTTATTATGAAGGACTTTCTTTAATTCCATATTTTAGAGATTCTAATGGTAGAAATATATTTATTGAAACTACAATCAATAGAGATACAGACAAAACTGGTATCTTTTGTGCATTTAATTCTGAATTACTTGAAGGAGATTATCCAAACGGATTAATTGACCTTATTGGTAATGGTATTGTTGGAGAAGATGCTGTTGAAATTGAATATCTTTCTTATAAAGAAACTATCAGTCAATCAGTTGAGTATTCTAATGTTATTTTAGATAGACCAAGTAACGTATTATCGTTGAGTGGTTTATATGATGGTGCTAGATCTAATAATCACTCAAGAAGTGAGGCTTCTACAAATAATACACCAACTATTGATGGTCCAAATTTTAATGGAAATAGAACAGGTTGGTTTTCAGAAGACTATATTTTTAACTTAGTATCTAACAATCCTGTTTCTACTACTCAATCTATCTCAATTACATTTGGTACAGATCTTGTTACATATACTGATGCTTATGCTGTTGTTGGTGGTGAGTATGTTCAAATATCGGGAGCTTCTTTTAGTATTTTAGGTTCTAGTTATCCAAATTCTGGAACTACTGCTTCTTTCACAGTTGCTTTTGTTGCTGATTCTACTGGTAATGTATCAATGGTTGATAATGTTTTAACTTCTGATAATCCAGTTGTTGCAACAAGTGATATAGTTTTAGGTTACATAGACTTTGATGTTACTAATCAAGTTATTGCTACTAGTAGTGTAGTATATAATCCTGTTTCTATTGATAATTCGGGTTATGTTAATTTAGACTCTTCAACTGATTATACAGTTACTGAGACTTCTACTGGTGTTATTTCGGTTGAATTTTTAAATACCGCTTCTACGCCAAGTACTAAAAACTATGAGCAATATAGAAAAATTAAAATGTTTAATAAATTGACAGATTCTTTAGATGGATCATCTAAGGATAAAATGACAATGATTATAGATTCTAGTACAATGACTAAAAAGCCATTATCTAGTATGAGTGTTAGTGATGTTGTTACAAGTAGCTTATTAAACAAATCATTTGTTATCAATACTGGATTAGAAAGTGCTGATATTTCGGATGTTGTTAATAATGGATATTTATTATTCTTCAATATTGATGATGAGTTTATTCCAAATGAATATGAAATGGAAACTAAAGATGAAGTTGCTACAGTTTCAGGAACGGCATCTACTGGTGTTGTTGCTAAGTTCTCTGCTTTCTACACCGATTATTACGCTGGTAAAATTAATTCAGAAGATTACTTATGGAGTAATTTAGTAGAAGATATGTTAGACTATAATGGTAGTTATCCTGGTTATGGATTACCTGATATTATTTTTATCTCTGGTGAAGATTCTCCTTCTATGACAGCTTCTGTAATTGGAAATGATTATATTGTTTTCTCTTGTACAGCTTCTGGATTCGGTAGTTCATTATTAGCAAATTTAGATGTTAATGATATAATATTAGTTCCTTCATCTACAAGTAATAAAGGAACATTTACAATTAAATCCGGTGGTGCTTCTACAGCTATTGCTTTAGCTACAACTTTAGGATATGGTGCAAGTCATTGGGCTTACAAGGTTAATGAGAATGTTGTTGTTGAGAGTTTAGTTGATGTTCCAGTTGTTTATGATTATATTACTAAACATTACTTAAAAACATACTTAGATGGTCTTAATAACTTAAATATTAAGTTTACAGATTCTTTATTAGTAAGCTCTGAGCCAATTAATGTTAGTACTAATCAAACAATATTTATACAATCTTTAATTAGTAATTATAAACAATCTATTGAAATTGAAATACCTGCTGGTTACACTCAAGTACCAAACAAAATTCTTGTTAACGGTGCTAGATATACTGAGGTTAGAGCTGGTGATTTCTTAGAAGCATATTATGATTCTACTTTATTACAAGTTGGTCAAGTTCCTAAGAAATTAACAAGAATTTTAACAAAGAGACAATACGCTGCTGATACTTCATTAGTAGAAATTACTTGTGATTCTAGAATTGCTACTTATAACTTTAGTGGTGATTATCAAACATTTAGATATACTTCAATGGATGATTATATATCTACTTATAAAGCTATATCTCTTAAAGGATTTAGAGTTAGACAAGATTCTTTACCTGATGGAACAGAATCTAGACAAAATGCTATATTAAACTTGTTAGCTAAGGGAACACCATTGTTCAAAGCAGCTACAAATAAAGAAGCAGTTGACTTTAGATATTTAATAGATTCATTTGGATTAGGTTTAACTGAAAGATCTAAACAACAATTAGTTGATATTTGTGGTGATAGATTAGACGCATTTGGTTTCATCAATATGCCTTCAATGAGATCATTCAAAAACTCAAGCTCTCCAACATTTGTTAATACAGAAGGAGTTCTTCAGTTAGAATATGTTTCTAAAGGTGGTGATCCTGAATCAAGTCCAGCTTTCCTTTACTCATTTGGTGATGGTGCTGGTACAACTTGTGTAGGTTACTTCTTACCTTATATGACTGTTAGTGATAACGGTAGACCGGTTGAAGTTCCACCAGCTATGTTCGCTGCTACAACTTATATGAGAAAAAAACTATCTAATAGTTCATCAATAACTCCTTGGACTATTGCTGCTGGTGTTACTAATGGTAGAATCACTAATATCGCTGGTCTTGAAATGGATTTCACTCCATCTGATATTGAGTTCTTAAATCAAGCTCAAATGAACCCAATTGTGTTCAAGAGAAATAGAGGTTATGTTATTGAGACTGAAAATACAGCTCAAACACTTTATAGATCAGCTCTTTCTTACATTCATGTTAGAGAGGTGTTAATTGAACTTGAAAGAGAATTATCAAGAATGTTATTAGACTTCCAATGGAAATTTAATACAGCTGATATTAGAGCAGAAATTAAACTTAGAGCAGATGTTATCTGTGAAACTTATGTAAGTAGAAATGGTTTATACAACTACTTCAATAAAATTGATGAAGAAAACAACACTCCTGATGTTATTGATAATCAAATTGGTGTTCTTGACACTTATGTTGAGCCAATTAAAGGTATGGGTATCATTGTAAATAACATTACAATACTTAGAACTGGAGCAATCAGTGCAGGTGGATTCATCAACGGATAATAATTAAATACTTAAAAAAAACCAGATAGAAATATCTGGTTTTTTTGTTTTTAAACTTTTAGTAATATTATACTATAATGGAGAGAGCATACCGCTTAATATATAAAAAAAATAATAATTCTATGAGTGATAATAATAAAAAAGATATGTCAGAAGAAGAATATCTAAGAAAACATTTAGAAAGCGTTGATAATCAACAATCTAATTCAGATATACCATTTGTTAAACCTACTGTAGAGACAGCCAAATCAACTGACTTACACTATTTTAACTTTGATATAAAAGAAATGCCTTGTGGTAAATATTACCCGACAGGTACAGTAGTAATGGTAAGACCAGCTATGGTTAAAGAAATCCAATCATACTCAATGGTTGATGATAATAACTTTTATGATATTGTTGAGAAAATGAATGATATGTTACAATCTTGTGTTAGATTAAAATATCCTGATGGTAAGGTTACTTCATTTTTAGAAATTAAAGATCAAGACCGTTTATTTCTAATCTTTATGATTAGAGAATTAACATTTCAACAAGGTAATTCATTAGCTGTTAATGCTAGATGTTCTTGTGGTAATGATATGCAGATCGAAATGAAGAGAGATAATTTTGTATTTCATGAATTTGATGAAAAATTAGAAAGATTTTTTGACCCTTCAACGAAATCATTTAAATTCAAAGTTCAAAATGGTAAAGACTATGAACTTTCACCACCTTGTATCGGTATTCAAAAATCATTTACTGATTATATCATTAAAGAAAATAATGAAAAAAGAACTCCTAATTTGGCTTTCTTAAAAATTATTCCATTTATGTTGAATGGTAGATCTTCTATCACAATTGATGGTATTAAAGCAAAACTTCAAGATTTTGAAAGAATAGATGATATTTCTTTTCAATTTCTTAACGCAGCTGTTGGTAAAATGACATTTGGGTTAAAAGAATTGAAGAAAACTTGTAGCTGTGGTTTGGAGGTCCGCAGCGAAATGACATTTCCCAACGGAGCGTCAGGTATTTTCGTTATTCATGATGCCTTTGAAGCATATATTAAAGAATAAGTTACTTTTACAGAAACACTTTAATACACAAGAAGTTTCAATGGATGAATGGCCTTATTGGTTATTGGAAGAAAATATTAAAATAGTTAATGAAATCATAGACGAAGAAGAAAAACAAAAGAAAAAGGATGAAGAGAAACAACAAGCAGGAATGCCTAACTTTAATCCTGGATCAATGATGAAAAATGCTTCAAGTATGATGAGTGGTATGAAGAAATAAAAAAAGAGAGACAAATGTCTCTCTTTTTTTATTTAAATATTTACTATTAGTATCCAGAAATAAGTGGAGGATTAATAGAGAAGTTATTATCAATATATTCATCAATCCAGTAATCTGCTATGAAGTCAGCATCACATGACCAGATATCACTTCCTTCCCATTTAAGAGAAATACCAGATACTGATTTAATTTGACAGTTTTGGAAAGTTACCCTTCTAAGAACAAATCCTTTTTTATCATGTTGATTCACAATAATAGTTCCAATAATATCACTTTTATAATGTAAATAACCAGTTTGAGAATTCCAAACTAAATCATACCATGATTTTAATGAGTTCCAGTTTTCCATTGAACCACCTACATTAACATTAACTTGAAAGTTAATTTTGAATTCAACAGTTGTCTTAGCAGGACCAGCAGCCATAAAAGCTCTAGTTGAATACTTGAATCTTTGTTCTTTAGTTTCAATTGCTTCTGTTAAGTTTACATCAATCGATGTTGCGTTTTCTAATAGCAATAAAGTATTTCTACCTTGTGCTTGTAATAGAGTCGGTAATACAAATGTTATTTCAAACAAATTAGTATATACTGGTTCTTCTGGTGACGTACCTGGTCCACCTGGTGAACCTACGTTTGAGATATTCGTAAAATGTGGTAATGGCATATCTTTTTTAATTATTTTTTATAAATTATATATTATTACTCACATTGTCTTTATGTCCATTTATTATAATTATGTTGTGAAAAATGCCATTTCCACCTTTTAATAAATAGATTATGAATTGTAACTATAGATTTTGTAATAAAGAGATTAAATGGGGTAGACCTGATAGAAGGTTTTGTAATAAAAATTGCAAGTCAAGGGAAAATGCCATAATAAAAGAATTAAAGTCACTTAGGAGAAGAAATAGAAGAAACAAAGATTTTGTTGAAAAATCAAATATTAAACACAATTATAAATACAATTATGAGCTAACACTTTATGAAAATTGTAGAAGTAAAGTTAAAATAGTTTGTCCAATACACGGAGAATTTGAGCAAACACCAAATGCTCATTTATACTCTGGTAGCGGTTGTGAAAAATGTGCTAGAGAAGCTAGAAGAAAAGAAACAATACCATAATAATTTCATATAAAAAATAAAAATTTTTACATGAGAGTTTACATGATAACAGATACACACTTTGGAATATATCTGAATAATTTAGATAAGTGGTTGAATATGATGGAATCTACAATCTATAACTTTTTAATACCTTATTTAAAAGAGAATTTTGAAGAAGGTGATATACTTATTCACTTAGGTGATTTATTTGATAATAGAACTAGTATTCCCATAAATGTTTTAAATAAAGTAGAAAAGATTCTAAAAGATATATCTGATATAATACCAATGCATATAATGGTTGGTAATCATGATCTTTTTAATAAGGGATCTAATGAAGTAAACTCAGTTAGAATATATGGTTATATAAGTGATAATATAACAGTCTATGAGAAAACTACAAAATTAACAATTGGTAATAAAGACCTAATATTAATGCCTTGGGTTGAAAAAAGAGTTGAAATGATTAAAGAGATTGGTAATAATCCAGGTGACTATCTTTTCTGTCACTCCGATTTAAATGGTTGTAAAATGCACCTTAACTCAGTTGCTCATAGAAATGCTGATAAAATAGATGTTGAGGAATTTGGTAAGTATAAAGAGGTATTTTCGGGCCATGTGCATATTACACAAGTTAATAAGAATTTTAAGTTTATAGGTAGTTTATGGCAAATGGATAGAAATGATATGGGTGATCAAAAAGGAATCACCATACTTGACCTAAATACTGATAAAATTGATTTTGTACCTAATACATACTCTCCAGTTTTTAAAAAGTTTAGTGTTTCTAATGAAGATGATATTGATAGATTAGATGAATTAAAAGACACTAAAGATTATGTAGATTTGTCTATATCAAACAATCTCCTAATTAGTAATAGAAAGCTTCGCAGAAAACTAGAAGTGATGTTAGAGAAGGGTAATTTTGCTTCTGTTGACTATATTGATGATATTACTAAAGAGTTAGTTGAGGGAGAAGAAGTGAATGAGTCTGTTGAGTTAGATGAGAATGGAATGGAGATATCTGTTCAATTGGAATATGAGGATTATATTAAAGAATATATCCTAAAACAGAAATATGATAATGATAAATTCAAATCTGGAGTTATTTCTGAATTTGATGAAGTTATTAAGATATACAATGAAAATTATAAAGTCAAATCTGACTAAAAACAATCCGACTGAAACTTTTATTTACACTTCCTTATTATTTCATTTACAATAGAGGATACTGACCTTCTGTTTCCCCCTTCAGTATAGACTTCGATTAGATTATCTGTTATACTTCGATTAATCTTATCATGTTTTTTTGTGTAGAAAGAAGAATACTTATCCCAATTAGGCGCAGAATCAAATCCGCCTTTCAGACTATCTCCAAATTTATCTAAACTTGCCTTAGGTATTTCACTAACTTTCAACTCTCCTTTTCCACCAGAGTGTATCTTCTTTACAATCTTAATAACTTTTTCTTTCTTAGTATCTGAGAATTCACAACTTGGACTTTTAATTGATTTTAAGATATGATCTATCATTTTTCTCATATCGTTATTTCTTGAATGATCTCTCAATATCTCATCACTTAATTCATAGTCTTCTGATGGTATTAAAACAAATATGTTATTATATCCTTTGATTAAATCTTTAGCATTTCCTTGGTAGATATGCCCACCCCCAAAATCTAATATGCTTGGTTTATTTACTTTATTAGAAAGGGCCCATTTTACACATTCGACTTCTTCTTCTTCTCCGAATCCACCAAACTTCATTTGATTCATATCTAAAGAAATAACTTCTAAGTCAAGTTTTTCACCTAATGCTTTAGAAATAGTTGATTTACCAACCGTAGGAGGACCTAATAGAATAATTCTATTGGAACCAGTGTACTTCTCTTCTTTCTTTTCAAAGAGTTTGTATTTTTTTAAGTATTTCATAATTTTTTTAATTTAATTTTCAAATCACCAGTTCCTTTTATAACTCGATGATAAATACCCATTGGTATAAAAACTTCTCCCCTTATTTGTTTAGGCAATTCATTATCTATTTGAATCATCCAATCTGTTTCACCTATAGATTCAATTATACGAGATTCACGGTCACGATGCCAAGTAAAATCTCCAGAATCAGTATCTTGTTTGAACTCTCTGATAAATTCATTATTGTTTAATTTAGTTTCTTGAAATGGTAACATTTAACTTACTATTTGTTTATATCTTTCTTTGAATTTATCAATTTTACCTAACCAATTATCTTTCACATCACAATCTTTCACATAGTTTTTAACTCTTGGTTCAATATATAATAAAAGTTCTCTTATTTGTCCTATAAAGGCTGATAACATCTTAGGGTTTTTATATAAAAAGTTAATATCATCTATAATTTCGGAATACTTTTTACCATTTATAAGGGGTTTATTGAGTCTTTTCATCATATCAGTTAATTCATTAGTTGCTTTTTGATCAATAGCTCTTTGAGTTATATGTGCGAATCCCATTGTTATTAACATACCAAATTCAAGCATAAAATCATTAATAAATTTTCTGTTAGCAGATTCAAATATTTGATATGTTTTTAAGTGTTTCATAATTACCAGAATCCCGGATAAGTTTTTCCGCTCCACAAGTGACCGTATCGATTTATGCGACATGACCAGTACCCCGCGGTAGTCTTATCTTTCTTTAAATGGCACTGGTGGCGAGCAGCAAATGACTTTCTTGCTTTAGGATTACTAACTTTAGCTGTTAATCCACCGTGAACATCACCAAAAGATATCTTTTTAACCCTACCAGTTTTTGGATTCTTTACATAAACTTGGTATTTCTTAGTTCCACCACGCATTGGATAATTTAACTTAACTTCTTTACCCTTATATTCAGCCTCATTTAGTTCTTCAATGTTTTCCATTGGTATATCTAAAGGAACCAGTTCACCATTGAACATTCCAAACTTACCAATATCGGTTGATTCATATAATTCTTTATCAACATCACATAGATTAATTCTACCTAAGTCAAATAGTTCTCTAGCTTCTTTAATAACATCATAGAAAGCTTCAGAACCTGGTCTGAATATGTTTTCGGTAATAGGTTTATTATTCTCTAAATGATATTTAAGAGATTCTGATATATTATTTTCTGTGAATTTTCTAATTTTCATAGTTATTTATTATTTTAATTCGTTGAACTTTTCAATTTTATTCTTTTTAACATTTTGAAGTTCTTTTTCATCATGTTCAACTGGTTCAGTTTTGATATCAGGA